TTCTTCACAGTTATCTTTCCATGATTTTCTAATATATTTAAAGTTTGTAAGAGTTGATTGCCATGTACCCAAAATTGTAGCAAGTCTTACTTTTTCAAGTAGGTCCTCTCTGCTATCTGATGCTTCAATAACAACTTCAGTTAGATTACAAAATTCATTAGCACGAAGTAAGATTTCTCCACATGGATTTGTTCCACCAACTAATGAAGAATCTCTACGACCAAACTTATCAATATGTTTGCGAACGCTATCCATATTATAAATACCACGTTCTCCAGATTTTGATTCATATAAGTTACGCCATTCACGAAGGAATTGTGCAGTATTTGGTTTTGTATTATATACAGCGGAATTATTTGCTAATGCACGTTGAGCATTTCCTTCCCACCATTGACCACTCTTTGCTTTTGCCATCTCAAAGTCATCAAGATTTGAAAGAGATATTAGTGCACTTCTGCGAACTCCACCAACAACGACAACTTCACCAATCTTACACATAATGTCATGTGCTTCAATTGGCTTTAACTTACGTCCTGAAGCCATCTTAAATGTTTCAATTGTAAACTTAAATAAATCATTTAATGGTTCTGGACCTGATGCACGACCACCAAATGTTTTTAGTCTTGCTCCAGCAGGTCTAACCTTTGAGGTGTCCCAGTTTGGAATTTGTCCTTGATATAAAAGTGCTATTAATTCTTTGTATGCTTTTGCCCATCCAAGCTTTGAGTCATCAACAATAATTGTTGTATCTGTTGGATGAAATTCTTCTGAAACTGTTGGAAGTAAATTTGTATACTTCTGTTCAACACTAAATCCAACACCTGTACCATTCATCAAAATATACATTGCTTCATCAAAAGCACGAGGACTATCAACGGCAATAAAAGAACAATTATAGGCTGCAATATGATCACGCTCTAGTGCTGGACCAGCAGTCATTAAGGCTCTCATTGACGGCATAATTTTATGATTTAAGATAGCTTCTTTTACTTCATCGAATATTTTTGCATTTGGACTGTAGCCATAGTTTAGTACTAAATGATCCTTCATAAAGTTTGTATACCTTTCAACAGTTTCCTGCCAGGTTTCTCTACGATTTTCACTTTCAATCCAACGAGCATATCTTGAAATATGAATAAAATTACGATATGGATCTGTTATTGATCCGTTTGAGTCAATGAATGACATTGTGTAACACACACCTTTTCTGATAAAATAGAATAGTTATATTCTACACGAGTATTAAGGAAGATACAAATGGAGTTAAGAATTCAAGAGGTTCACTATTATAACGATCTTGTAAACAAAGGATTTGCTGAAAAAATTTCATGTCCATTTGATGAGACAGATATTGTTATATCAAAATTAGACGAAAAAAATGAGGTTTACTTTTATTGTATATCTTGTAAAACTAATTTTTATCCAGGAATTAATTTAATACAAAAAATAAAAGCTTATATACAAGCATCATTTCTTAAAAAGAATTTTTGAATTACTTGTTGGTTCTTGAACAAATTTTCTATCTATAAATCTTTTTTCATTAGATTTTTTCTTACTTGAAAATGTATCAAAAACTGTTCCAGGATTAAGATATGATACAATTCCTTGTCCAATCATAACCGCATACATTTCTTCATCAAATTCTTTTACATCATCAGTTAAATTAATTACTAGAGTAGGAACTTTAAATTCTTGTTCATACTGCTCTCTTGGCATAGATTTCTTTTTTAATGGTCTTGTTGGAATACCAGCTTTTGAACATTGGTAATAAATTTTTGAACATAAATCTTCAAGACCTTCTTGATTATTATAATAGTATGCATTAAATCTTGGCTCTTCTGGATATGGAACAATTTTTAAGGATATGCAAAAATCTGCATTCTGTTCTTTTACTGACAGATTATGAACTGTCATATTTCTAATATAAGTTTCTAATATTTTTCCAGTTTGTTCAGATAATTGATCATATTTAATAAATATATTTGCCATAAATATATTATAACATCTTGATTTTTTCTAGTGTTTCTGCCCAGTCTGCTCCACGCTGTTTCATAGAAAAATTATCCTTTAATATTTCAAAGTTCTTTTCTCTTTCTTCTTTTCTAACCTTTGGATCTAATAATTCTTCCATATGTCCGATCCATTCTTGTGGAGTATTAGCAATTCTTCCAATACCAGAATCTGCTAACAGTTGATATTCTGGCAAACCTGTTGCAATAAATGGAACTCCAGCAGCAGCATATTCCATACCCTTTAAATATGACTTTGCATGATTAAATGGAACATCTCTTAATGGAACTATTCCAACATCAATTTTTTTAGAATACAACTCTGGAACTCCAAGCATTGTTTTCATTGGTTCTTCTGTTGAAATTCTTTTATTTATACCAGCTTGTTCATATGCTTTCGGAGCATGTTGTACACTTCCAGCATGATGAAACTTTAAATGTCTTTTTTCTAAAAACTGTCCAAAATATGGTTTTAATATTTCTAGATCTCCAGAACGCCATGGAGTTGCACCAACCCATCCAAATACTGGAAGCCATCCCTTATGATCATTTCTAATTCCCCATCTATCAATATCAATTCCATTTCTAACCATAAAAACTGGTTTTTTAGGATATTGTTTTTGATAATAGTCTTTTAAAAATGGTGTAGAAACAATTAAAGCATCAGCTTGTGAAATAATATTTACATAGTGTTCTCTATTATTTCTTGGATTTTCTTCTGGAGAAGTGGTTCTATAGGCAAGATTAGTTTCTTCTAATCCTTCCATAAAATCATCTATATCAACAACAATTTTTTGACCAAGCTCTCTTGCCTTTTGTACCTGTTCAACAACTCTTTCAAGCATTATTAATTTTAGTACAACTATTTCCCATCCATGTATTGCTTTCTGATCTGGTATTAGTATTCCAAAACCATGATCTGGATTAAATCCTGGAATACCTATACCAGACTCCCAACCATTTTTAGCTAACTCCTTCATTGGAAGGTAACATCTATACCACGCACAACCATTAGGTTGTAATGGCTTGACACCAAATGTCCAGTCATAAGTTAGAAATGATACGGTTGGTTTAGACATTACTTTTTATATGTCTTCTTTGTTGTGGCAGCTTTCTTCGCTGGGGCTTTCTTTGCTGTAGCTTTTTTACTAGCAACCTTTTTTACTGCTTTTACTACTTCTGTAGCAACTTCTTCAGGAGTTGAGTTTCCTGAAACTTTACCAAATGCTAAATCATTTTTATTAAAATAACGAATTGCAACTGGTGCGACAGCAGCAACAAATGCATACAAATACTGATATAGATCTGTTACACCTGCTAGATATAGGGCAATTGCTGCACCTAAGAATGAACGACCATAAGACTGCAACATTGCATTCTGTTCTGGTGTTAGTTTGAGTACCATCTTTTCTCCAATCTATAGTACACAAAAATTATTATACATTAATACTTGGTCTTTGTCAAATATTGCACTATTTTAAGATCCATATACCCACTGTGTGCCGTTCCAAATACGGGCTTGTCCATCTACCCAAGATGTACCGTTCCATATTTTTGGAACTACTGTTACATAGGCTGATCCATTCCAAATCCTTGCCAAACCAGCTAATGTTGTTGCAGAGGTAGATGATGTTGGTCCAGTTCCAGCAGAGTTTACCGCTGATACTGTATAAGAATATGTTGTATTTGCAGATAGTCCAGTATCTATATAACTTAATACATTTGAATTTGTTAATAAGTTTGTTGCACCTCTATTTAATGTATACCCAGTTACAGTTGCTCCTCCATCACTTGATGGTGCTGACCAAGATAGGGATATTTGATTTGCTTCACCTACTGATGTAAAACTATTTGGTGCACTTGGAGCACTTGGTCCTGGTGGTGGAGGTGGTGGTGATGGTGGAGATGGCTTTGTTGGCGTAGTACTTGTAACAGAAACTGTTGGGCTTCCACCATTATATAGTCCTGAAAGTGTTGCTGTAAATGTATATGTTGCTGGATTTGATCCATAGTTATGAGTAAATGTTTTAGTATCACGTTGTGTGGAAGTTCCACTTGACTGTGTATTATTATATGCTAAACTTCCACCTATTGCTCCACCATATGATACTGTTTGATTATCATTATAATTATATTGGTTTTGTGTCCATACAGCAATTGTTGCCGTAGTGCTTGATGAATTTGAGTCAACTCCAGACCAGTTGACATCAAGACCGACACGCATACCATTTCCACCAGCGTATACCCAGGCTCCCCATTCTATAGCCATATTATAGTCCTGTTACTTGAAACCAGATGTCACCAATTGCATTAGCTGTTGGAGTAGCAGATTGAACAAATATTGTTCTGCCACCAACTCTACTTGCATTTACAGCAGTAGCGGTAGATCCAAGTTTATTATTTAACTGAGTTTGTATTGCAGCAGATGCTCCAGATAAATATCCAAATTCTGTCTGTGTTACAGTAGTATTTGTCAATATATTTAAATCTTGAGATCTTGCTGATAATGTTATTAATGAGTTTACTCTTGGGTTGCTTATAGATGGAGCTGTGATAGTTTTATTAGTTAATTCTTGTGATTTTGTTGTTCCAACAACAGAACCATCACCAGTTCCAAGACCATGCACTCCAGTTGAGTTTGAATTATGTGTCGCTACAGCAGCCTCTCCACTAGCTGTTTGCTGTATTGATTTTAAATGCTCATAAATACTATCTGGAGAAGTATCGCTACCACTATTAGCATTTCCAAAGAAAAATAATTTTAAAGCTGTTTGAATATCTGCAGATTCATTTATTGATGGAATATATGTATCAAATAGTAATTCAATTTCATTATTCCAGTCTTTTGAAGAACTAATTAATTCTGCCACTATATACCCCCATTAATTGTTATTAAAAAGTTTACATTTGGAGATGCAGAAAGTGCTGATACAGTTCCTGTTTCAAATTTTGCTGCTTTTAAGTCTAGTCTAAAAATCTTTATTCCATCATTTTCTATTAATGATTTATCAGATATTGAAATCATTGCAGGATTATTAAGCTCTATTGTTGCTTGAACTAATATATCATCAGCATTTAGATCAGCTGGTGCATCTGGATAAAAATTTGATAGCAAAAATGATGTAGATCCAGATCCAGCAGTAAATGCTACCGAAGATGTTGTTGAATAAACTGTTGGACTAAACTTTAATGATTTTACCCATGTTGTACCACCTGGTACTGCTGATAGTACATATATTGTTCCATACTCTGATCCAGGCTGTCTATTTATATATAGGTCTCCAAGTTTTGGATTTGATAACAATGATGAGTTTGGTTCACCAAGTCCAGAGAAAAATATTGCTCCTCTTTCTCCCTTTGGACCAATATCTGTACTTACTGTAACTGATGCTGGAGGACCTATAACTACAATTTCATCATTAGAAATAATTGTGTCAATTGCCATATTTAACCTGCCACGTCTTGTGTTACTGTAATAGTTCCTGTGACAAGCGTATAAACTTTAGAACCTCCACCACTTCTTATTTCAACATCATAAACATATGACTGCTGTGTTAGTAGTGGTCCAGATGATGCTAAAATTTCGCAAATTAAATGATCATTTTCTGGACTTACTGTAATAACTAATTCTTCATCATCACTATCTAAAGTTGGAGTTGCACCTCTAGATGGAGCAATTGTAAATCTAGGTGTATATCCAGATAGGTCATCAAAAACTCCACCCTGAGAATCTTTTGGATATACTAAAAATTGAAAGGTGTCACCTGAATAATAGTTAAAATTATAAGTAGCTGGAAAAGCCATATTTAATCACCTTTGAATATTATACCATGTAAGGATACCTATTTATTTATTAATATTCTTAAATTTTAAGTATTTCCATGGCTTACAACGGTCTTTATTGAGTCTATTACACCAAGTCTATAATCAGAAGATCTTTCTGGAACGCTTGATAATTCTAATAATTTTAATAGGATATTGTCATATTCATTATTACTATGAGATTCCCTTAATTTTCTATCTGAATTATCTGATAATGTTTTATAATCTTTAATTTCATAATTTATAAGTTCAGCTAGATACATCATTTCAATATCTGGAATATTTTCTATAGAATATTTTATTACTGAATATATTAGTAATGATTTCAACTGATCTTCAGATAAGTCATTTTCCTCTTTATTTTGAATTAAATCTAGAGCTCTTTCTAGTGATAGTTCTTTCCAAATATGCTCTTTATCAAAAGATAATATATTTTTTAATGGGACTTCTTCATTTGTCTTAAAACTCTTGTATATTCTATAGTATATATTATCCATACTTGTATGTGTATGTTGATGGCTATCGTATGACATTTAATACCTTTCTATCTTAAATATAATATCATATATTGAGTAATTTGTAAAACTATGTTTTTATAATAAAATTAACTACTAAAGATGGCTGGATATTATTATGTGCTCCACCACCACCAGTAGCATTTGCAACACCATTGTTTTGTGGATTATTACCAAGTGGTGAGTAAGCATTTCCCAAGTTACCACCAGTCCAACCAGTACCCCAAACCATAGATATTGGATGTGTATGGCTTGGCATTTCAGATGTTTGAAGTGTATGTGATTCTGCACCACCCCATGTACCAAGGGCTCTTGCTGTTAATGCTGTACCAGATGGTGCACCAGTAGTAAAAGAACCAGTTGAAGAACCTGCACCAGTTCCAGCTCCAAGTGGTGCACGACCTCTAAAGTCTGGTAAGTTAAATGTGCTAGATCCATCACCAGCACCATATGTTGTTCCAACTATTCCAAATAATGTTGAAAAAACTGATCTTGATTGTGCTGATCCATCACATAGTAGCCATCCACTTGGAACAGTAGAACTTGTTCCAGAATACATTATTAATGAACCTGCAGGTACTCCACCAACTAATGAAAGTGCATTTAATTGTGCTTGAACATTTGATGTAACCCCATCTAAAAACTGTAGTTCTGAATTTGAAATATTTCCAATTGTTGCTGAAGTTGCATTAATAACTGTTGCTCTTAAATTTGAAACTGATGCAGAATTTACTACTGAGTTTATTGACTGAATATCATTAGTTTTTATATAATTTGAACTTAGACCAATAACTTGTAATGGTTGATTATAATTATGGTTTAATTTATTAAGAGCCATAAGTCATCACTAAGCCTGTGCTTCTGTCCAGGATATCCTTCCAAGAACGTCAATTGCTGATGCTCCAAGATTTGTAACAACAATTGTTAAAGTATCTGGACCATCTGGATAAATTCCAGTATTAGCAGTAGTTGTTCCACCACCAAGAATGGCATTACCAAGATCACGAACTGTTGATAAATCAATTGCACCAGTGCTGCTTACGAAGAAACCACCAGTGATTTCACCACCAGTAACAGTAGCCACACCAGTTCCATGGTCTGCAATTTGTGCCAATGATGAATTAGCTATATTTGTAGCATTTGCAACAGCATTTGTCCAAGTTGTTGAAACTGAAGGTGTTGCGTTTAGGAATGCACGAACTAGCATATTAGCACCAGAGGTTCTTGTTGTAATATCAAGTGCTCTTAAAACTAATTGCATACGATTAATATTTTCTCTTTGACCAAATCCTGATGCAACACCATTATCTGCAGATGGAGCAACACGAATTGAGAATAATGCTTTAGATGCACCTGATGCAATATTGGCAAATGATGTTTGTCCATATGTGAAAACTAGAGACTTATCATCATCAAATCTACCATCCATAATTACAGATGTACCCCAGTGAGATAGTGTAGATCCAAATGTTGGATAGGCAAATTCTACAGCAACTGGTGCAGTATCGCTATATGTAAATGTTTGACCAGTTGTAGCACCCATTGGTGGGAATAAAACATCAGTAGGATTTGCAGCGGTTACTGCTTGACTTAATGTTAATGTATTTCCACTTATATTTGTAATAAATGTTCCTTCTGGTATAGATGCACTTACTACTCTCATACCAACCTGAAGATTTGCAGCACTAGCAATTGTTCCTTGATTAGATCCATTTGCTATTGTTAGTGATTGTACGGTAGTTAAACCTGCTCTTGCTCTAATTAGACCAGTAAAGCTTGTAGCTGTTTTTCCAGTATAGTTAACATATTCATATGTTGAACCACTTCTAATACAAAGTGTACCAGATGATGGGAAGTTTGCTGTTGATCCAACAGACATTACAGTATCTGATGCTCCAACAGTAGCTGATAGGAATGTGTATGGAGGTAATGTTGATACTTCATATCTAGCTGGTAAGTTACCTGAACGCATGAATGCTTCTTGGTTAACGTTATTATTTGGCATCTTATGAACATAAATTACGTTACCGTCAGTTCCTCTAACACCCCATCTAATAAATCCTGCACCATACCATGAATAGTCAATATAGAACATTTGCATCTTTGCAAGATCAATATTGTATCCTGATGGACCAGTTCCATCTATTTTATCTATATTAAATTGAGACTGTGTTATTACTGTATCAACTGTTTTAGATACATTTGCCATAGTGGTTGTTGCACCTCTATAGGCTGGTGTAATTGTCATAGATGTATTACTTGCAATGTCTTGAATTCTATATGATTGACCACGAATTACAATAAAGTCACCAGGCTTTGCTTGTTGGGCAAATAGTGTTGGAAATGAAGAGCTTGTTTGTGTAACAGTACTTGAACCATTTGTTACAGATACTCTTCCAGAAAGTTGGAATGTTGAATTTCTTCTAACAATACTTAATACCTGTCCATCATATTGCCAGAACATACCATTTTGCTGATCAAAAATACCCATTCTATTAACTGATCCATACCAGTTATTAACAGAGCAATAATAAGGACCAGTTCCAGTTGTTGATACTGGAACACTGTTCATTGTATATTGGAATGTATTATATCCAGTAACAGATGTTACTGTAAATGTTCCATTATATGTTGCCTCATCTGCACCAGCAATTGTAATTGATGCACCTGGCTGAATATTATGCTTTTCTTTTGTTTGAACAGTTGCAATTGTTCCATTTGCCGTGATAGAGTCAAGCTGTAGATTTGGCTTTAAAATAGTTCCAGTTGATGCTTGAATACCTTTTCCAGATTGATATCTAAAGTATCTACGAGTTTGTCTAATTGACTGTTCAAAGTTTGAGTTAGCATTATTTGAAAATATAACACCACCATCAAAAGCTCTATGTAAAAAGCTTCCTTGTGGAAGATTGTAAATAGTTCCAGATGCTATGGTGCCAGTTGGTGCTGCTGGAACATAAAACTTAAATTGTGTTGGGCTATCAACTGTTGTAACTATAAATGTTCCATTTGGTGCATTAGTTAGTGCAGTTGTACCAGTTATAGCAATTTCATTTCCAATAGATAATCCATGTGGGACTGTTGTTACTGCAGTTACTTGTTGACCTGAATATGTAAATGTTGGAGTTCCACCAATTGCTGCACCAGTATATAGTGCACCAACAAAAACATTTGTCTTAAATTGATCCCAAATTGCTGTGATCGATGTATTATTTGCTGCTCTTGCGGTATATGTAAATGTTGTAGATGTTGGAACCGTTTCAACAACAAAGTTTCCATTTGCAAATGATAAATATGTATCTTGTACATACACAGGTGTTCCAACTGTAATACCATGTGCAATAGATGTGGTAATTGTAACAGTTCTTGAACCTGTGCTCATTGCAATACCAGTTATATTTGGAACTGGTGTAGCAGTTGGATAAGCAAATGGTCTATTGTTAATCATTGCAAGACTTTCCCACTTGCTATTCTGTAGACCATATTCAAAGTCTGTATCAATTAAAGATTGTGGAGTTGTAACTCTAAATTTATTTGTAGGATCTAACTGTGTTTCAGATGGAGTAAATTTTTGATCAGCTTCATCAAAAACTACCTGAATTTTATCAGTTGAATTCATTCCAACTGTGTTATATCCAAGAACTATGGTTGTTTGACCAGTGCCTTGTGGAGTTATAGCTGTTGTAAGAGACTGTAATGCTAGGCTGGTATCAGAAAAATTATATAAAACTTGATTAGTTGTAACATTTGTGATTAAGATAAGTCTTTCTCTTGGAATATATTCATTAAGAACAATAGTCCTTGTAGCTGGATTAAAAGTGTAGTCAGTCTCCACTATAACTTTTCTTGCCATATTTTATTTACTCTCCTAGTAAAATATCCACTGGTTCAAATGGATACAATAGTTTCGTTTTTGTAGTTGTTGTTGAACCAGCCATAAGTCTTGCGTCAAATGTTGATCCAGGTGGTGGAGCTTCAGAGAAGACTATGTATCCATCGTTATCAATCCAAAAACCTTGTCTTGGTAACGGTGACGACCAGACTAATTCTGGGTAGTCCACCACTTGTATTATACCATTAATATTTAGAAGCAACCTATAAGGATTGGTAATATTAACTTGTGTCCCTAAATATGTTGGTAAAAATCTAGTTCTTTTTCCATCAAACTGACTTTTAATATTATCTAATGGAGTAATGTCTGCTATTTCATTTACTTCCGTTTTTGTAGCATATGTAACAGAAGCAGCTGCTGCACTTAATTTTTCAGCTAGTGCATTTACTATAGTAGTAGCAAAATTAGGATCATCACCTAGTGCTGCAGCCAGTTCATTTAATGTATCTAAAGTACTAGGTGCAGCATCAACAAGATAGGTAACTGCAGCGGCACTAGCAGTATTTATAATATTTTGTTTTGGACTATTTACCCATATAGAAGATGCTGAATTATATAGTAAAATATCATCATTTTGAACACTTGTAATTCTTACATTATGAATTTCATCTAATTCATATCCATTTTGTGGCTTTACATATATTCTTCCAGCAGTATTGCTTTTCTTTAATACTACCCCAACAAAAACATAATGGTTTGGAGCCTGTGGTTTTACTGTTGTAACCTGTCCAGGAGTAGAAGATAGATAAAGAATATCTCCTTCATTAAATCCATTAGTATTTATATTTTTAACAATGCCCTGTGTTATTATAATGCCTTCTGCACCACTAGCAATATTTTCTGCAACAATACCAAATGTTCTTGCAGATGTTGCATCTGATGTATTTGATGCTCTAACAATTCTTGGCTTTTGACCAGAAGCACCATTAACCATAACAACTTCACCCTTAGTAAGTGTTGTTGCCTCAGCATTCTTAGCAACTGTATATACTTCTTGACCAAGGGTTACATTTATATTTGTATTTAGTTGAGCATTTAGTCCACTTTCTCCAGAATCCCAAGACAATGTTCCAACAGCAGCACTACTAGTTTCTGGGGTGGTATCAAAAGTAATATAATCTGGTGCAACTATAGAATCAATATTTGTAATTGATGCACTTGTATTTAAAATTATTTTATTATTTAAATCGTCATAAGTAGCAACAACATTTGTATGATTACTATGTGTAAATAGTGGTGCTACATAATCTTGTACCTGGTCTTCTGTCAAACCATTTATAATACCGTTTACTTCTACCCAGTATGTTCCATCAAATAAGTAGAATGCTCCAGTATCATTGTTATACCATCCATCTCCTTCTTGTGGTGATAATGGTGCCGTGTTTGATATTGTAATTCCACTTCCAGGATCTGCAGATAATATTATTTGATTATTACCATCATCATATGACGCTGACATTCCAACATGGTTAAGATGATCAAACAATGGTGCAATTGCATCCTGAATTTCTTCAGTAGTAAAGGAAGCTGATCCACTTAAAATAATTTGATTGTTTTCATCATCATAAATTACTACAATATTTGAATGATTTTCATGTGTAAATAAGTTTGCTGCTGCATCCTGAATATCTTCTGTTGGAACAGTTGCACTTGCTGAAAGGAATATTTGATTATTTTCATCGTCATAAATTACACCAATATTTGTATGACCTTCATGGTATAAAAGATCTGCTGCTAAATCTTGTATTTCTTCTGCTGTAAATGAATATGGTGCAGATAATATTATTTGATTTGCACTGTCATTATAGGAAGCAGACATGTTTATATGATTTAAATGATTTAAAAGATCTGCAGCCAAATCCTGTATATTTTCATCAGATAGTGCAGTAAAAATTATTTGATTATTGTCATCATCATATGATATTGTTATATTGCTATTATTTGGATGGGCAAATAATGGATATACGGCATCTTGAATTTGTTCATTTGTAATACTTGCACTAGTAGATAAAATTATTTTATTATTTAGATCATCATATTGAGCAGATATATTATTATGGCTACTGTGTATGAATAAATTAGAAGCATAGTCTTGAACTTGTTCTTCTGTTAAACTAACTGCTCCATTTATTTCTACCCAATATGTTCCATCAAAAACTGATAATGATCCAGAACTTGCTTGATACCATAGATCTCCAGCACTAGGTAATAGTGGTGCTGTTTCAGATATTATAACTCCGCCACCAGAACCAGCACCTAATTCTGTCCATTGACCAGCTTTATATATTTTGGCAACAGATGCAGAGGTATTAAAATAAAGCTCTCCCTCTGATCCTGTTAAAGGATCTGAATCTAAATTAACTAGGGTTAATCCTGTTAAAAATTTCTTTGCCATAAAATTCCTTTTTAGATGAGGAGCTGGATTATTTCACCAGCTCCCCACTTTATATTATACTTTAGCCAATTACTACAACTTCATAAGTACCAGCTGTAATTGTTGACCCACTGTTTATCTTTAGTGTAACTACTGATGTAGAAGTATGTTGAACATCAACTTCAACTTGGTTATAATCAGCTGCAACTTCGTACACTTGTACGTTTACAGCCTTTGTTCCCAAATTATGAGTTACTGTCCAAGTACATACACCACCAACTGATGTTAATGAACCATTTTGTTCTGAATATTTCTTTGCAAAACCATCAGTAACAAGTTTTGGTTCTAATGTTGTCAGATCTACTGCAACACCACCAACTGTTGTTAAGTATGATGCACTTCCAGATGTTACTACATTTGCCTCAAGGATATCTGATCCATCAGTATAAGTCCAAGATATAGTATCGGTGTTTTCTACTAAACCACCAACTACATCTTCAACTGCTTCTGTAAAATCAGTAATATCTGTAGACACATGTGTATGACCCTCAATTGAAATTGCTGTTTCTGAGCCAAGCAAACCAACTTCCCACTTATCTGTATTTTCATTCCAGATTAGTGATGCATTAGTTTCTGTACCTCTTTCAACTTCAATTCCAGCATTAGCTACAGGAGATCCTGTTACGTTACTATTTAATGTAACAACATTATCTTCAACTAACAAGGTTTCTGTATTTAGTGCTGTCACACTACCACTTACTGTAAGATCTCCATTAACTGTAAGATCTCCAGATATGATTACATTATCAGGTAGTCCAATTGTTACTGCACCAGCAGATGCTGATACAACAACTTCATTTTCTGTACCATAAAGTGATGTAACACCAGTGTTTGAAATTGTTACAAGAGCACCTTCTCCAGTTCCAGTAACACTAATACCGTCACCAGATCCAGAAACACTTGCAACATAATCACCAGTAGTATCTGATCCAAGAGTCACTGCATCTGCTACGATATCTGCAGTAATAGTAACATCAGAGGTTCCATCAAAGCTTACGCTTCCGCTTAGAACACCTCCAAGGTTAATTGTTCTTGCAGTTTCTAATGCAGTTGCAGTATCTGCATTTCCTGTCAAGTCACCAGTAACATCAACATGAATGTTATCTGGAAGACTTAGGATAACAGATCCTGCTGAAGCACTTACAAGAACTTCATTAGCAGTTCCTTCAAGATCTATAACACCAGTATTTGTTATAGTTAGCTGATCTGCACCATCATCATATGTTAGCTCTATGCCAGTACCTGCACTAAGTAGGTTGGCTACTGCATCTCCAATAAATTCAACAGATCCAACAGCTTCCCATTGGTTTGTTGTGCCATTGTAGACTTTTAACACTTGATCAACAGTATTGAAATAAAGCTGACCAGCAGTTCCAGTTAATGGATCTGTAGCCAAATTATGAATAACACCATTGCGTAATTCATTACTATTTAAATCAATATTTGTTAAAAACTTTCTAGCCATATTCTATATTCACCTCCCTATTATGATAAATAAGCCCTTCCTGAGAATGCCCCAATAAAGGTTAAAATTACAGTATTTGAATCTGGATAGTCGTATGACCCCTCAACAACTGTTCCTGCTGAATCAACCACTGTAATATTAGGTACGAAACCTAATCCGTGTTCTATGGTCCAAGTTGTTGCTGCAACTTCTTGAATATGTTCATATCCAAGTTCTTGGTTTCCAACTAAATCTGTTGGATCTCCCCAACCTGATTCAGTTTTTGGACCATATAAATTCATATTTGTTGTATTTAAATAAAAATCTCCTAATATTCCAAGATTAATATCTGGAGGAGTTGTTCCATTTAAAATACCAGTTCCTCTGCCACCTTGTGGACCAGAGTTTCCAAGAATTACTTCAACTGTTTCTTCATCAATAGTTACATTATTAATTATTTCTTCAACTTGTACTTTTAATTCTGACATTATCTTGTCACCTCTGGAGTGACAGTCCAATTTCCTTCAATTAGTCTATTTACTTCAAGTGATGGACTAATTATTTCTAGGTCATAAACATGTGTACCTGCAGGTAATTGTGAAGTTTGTGAGTCTGATATTAAAATATCTATTGTTCCAGCTGATCCACCAATATATATTCCACTTCCAGATGAAGCTATGCTCAATATTGGCTCTGTTGAATAATATGCTTCTCTTACCTGTAATCTTGCAGAATATCCACTTAAATCAATGGGTGCATTATCCAGGGTATATGTTAATGTCCTTTTAAATGTAGATCCTTGGGGACAAACAAAATTTACAAGCCCTGGGGTCATATTTGGGCACTCCTATTTAAATTTATACTCTTATTATATCAAACTATTTTATTTTTTCTCTGAGATATATGCTATTAATACATCATGAACTGTCTTTAATTCACCTGTAATTTGTTTAATATCTTGTTTAATTTCTGATTGATTATCTGATAAATCATTTACTTTATCTGCTAAACTACTGCCACCATTTGGAAATAACTGGTGTTCTACACGATCAAGGCGATCAGCTATTGTTCTTCCTTTTTCATCTTTTCCAAGAATTCTTTCAAATTTTCTAGCGGTAGCATATCCAACAGCTAATAGTGTTGCTATGGATGCTAGAGTTGACCAATTCTCAATAATCCATATTGACATATTCACTTTTTTATGGTAAACTCCTATTAAAGAATATAAAATCAAGTATACCATAATGTTATAAACGGGGGAAAAATGACAGAAGTAAAAGAAAAAGTATTAAAAATAGCAGACCGCTGTGATCGTTGTGGTGCTCAAGCCTTTGTTTTAGCCAAGGGAATAAATGGTGAATTATACTTTTGTGGACATCATTTTAAAAAATTTCAAGAAGGTATTCAATCTTGGTCATTTGAAATAATTAATGAATTAGATTCTATTAATGAAAAATCAATGAGTAGCAATATTTAATTATATATAAATCTATTTATTAATTTCTAAACTTAATCTCTTTTTTGCTAACTCAATCTGTTTTGGTGAAATATCTATGCTTATTCCATTACGACCACTTTTATAAGACTCTATTGCAGTAACACCAGTTCCTCCAAATGGATCTAAGACAGTATCTCCAATATTTGAAAATATTTTTATAAATCTTCTAGCAATTTCTGAATTAAAAGAATCTAACATAAACTCTGTTTCTTTTAATTTATTAAAAACTTCACTATCGTCATACCAGTTTATATCCCATATTGGATCACTATGCCTTTTATATAAAAGATGGTTATTATAAAATTTATTTTTACTTTTTGATAAGTGAAACCAAAAGCTATATGATTTTTTAAATTTTTCTTCTGGCATACTCTTGCCTAAATCTTCGTGTTTTATTATGAAAGGTGGATTAACAAGATTTAATTTAGTTTTTTGTACAATGTTACTTATTATATGATATGGCATATAGTCTTGATGACCAATATTAATAATAATGCTTCCATCATCTGTTATTACTCTTTCCATTTCTTTAATACTTTTTATTAGTAAATTTACCATCTTTTTTTTATTATTGTTTATTTGCTTTCTATAATCTCCTCCATATCTATATGGATCAATTCCAGAATATGGTGGGGATGTTAAAATAAGATTTATAGAATTATTTTTTATATCTAGACTACATGCATCTCCAACAATAAAATCTATATTCACTTAATTACTTTCTTTTGGAATTTCTATACCCCATTTTCCAATAGGACATTCTGCATGAGATAGTTTTGTTTTAAGATTCATAATGCATCCACACTTTGTACACTGATGTGTTAACTTTATATAAAATGGACATTTTTTACAAATAGACATTCTTTTTAATTGAATCTCATCTGAAACATATTCTGTATTTGGATTAAGCATATCCCAAGGTCTTGCAGGTTTTTTAAGTTTTGGAACCTCTGGTAAATCCATTATTTATCACTACTATGATTAAATCTTGGCTGATCCTTTGGTGCTATAAATTCACCATCTTGGTAAACAGAATGAACATGAACATGATCTACTTCTGGATCAAATGCTATAAACTCATGCTCACTTGTAAGAAGAGCAGCCAGTCTTTCATGTGTACGCAAAACATCTTTAACCTCTGTATTTACAACCAAAGCCAAATGATATACCTTATCTTTATTTGGAGGTGGTGGTGGTTCTTCTATAATTACCAAGTTTCCATTATCTAGTTTATACGAATCATTTTTTCCTTTTAAAAATTTATCAATAACTAATATTTTAAGTAGTTGTAATGTAGATAATTTTATAAAATCTGGATCTCTTACGTATACTGGTTTAGCAGCATCTGATTCTGGTTTTTTTAATTCATCATCTTTTTTAAACCACATTAGCTATAATCCTTTCTAAACCACATTGTTTTTTTATATGATCTTTCTGGATTTCTTACAACTGTTGCATCAAATTCAACCTTTTCAAGCAACCCCTGATCATTATTTATCATTTTCCACTTTGCTCTTTTTACTGGAATTATTTGTGCAAATGGAGTTCCCTTTTTAATAACACCACTCCATCCTTGACGAATAAAAAATGGAATATTACCTGCACCATTAAACATATCACTATCCATAAAAGCAGAAACTGTATGAAATGGCAAGTCTACTTGATTAATTGGATGGGTAACAATTGTTGACCATCCTCTCGGTGTCTTCCATCCCCACATGCCAGAAAATACTAGATGGTTTGATGCAAATCCATGTGGTCTTGGCATTGTTGCACCCATTTCTTTTGGTCTTTCTGCAATAAAGTCTGGATGTACTTTTTCTTCATCCCATTCAATAGAAATTGATCCATCATCTTTTGAAGTTATAGTAACATCGCATGGAAATACTAAATAGTATCCAGCAATCATCATATCCATATAAGGTTTACATTCTTTTAATCCAGGCTGTGGACCAATTTCTGGTCTATTAGAATTAATATAAAAACTTTCTGCATTTTTAAACCATTCTGGTAAATATTTTTTTGCTGGAATTGGTTGTCCAACTCCACCATAAATTTTATTTGAAGAAAATCTAATTAGTTGCATTTTTTTATAGCCTAACTTTAACTATTTTGAAAATACTTTATTTTCTTCGTCATACTTATCTCCAACACTAACAACAGTATTATCTACTTGAACAAAAATTGGATCTGACAATAATAAAGCAGCAGTTTGTCCATCTGTATTCATTACTTGATAAACAAAACCATCTTTTATAATAGCAATAGAGTATCCAGGATCTGTGCTCAAATCTGGTGCTACATTAACTAGCTCTGGAACTTCTGGTAAAGACATGCTATCTCCTTAGTGCTATTTATTTATAGTATATCATAAAATTTAATTTATTTCAATTCTAATTCCACTAGAATAATTAGCCTGATCCATTGTTGCTGGAGTTATCATTATTCCAAATCTATTAGTTCTTTGTGGATTTTCTGATGTTGCATCATATACATTTTCACTACCATAAACAGTTTGACCATAATCATCACTATATGCCTGTACTTGAATCAAATTTCCTTTAGTTTTTACTCTAAATGATTTAATTAAATCACTTCCTGGAGTCCAAGAAACTAAGGTTGATATAGCACTGGCAACTGATTTAAAAACCTTTATATATTTAGGATAGCATGTTTGACATGTAGTACATGTTGATGATTGAGTACATCCAGAAGAAGTACATCCACTTGACGTACATCCAGATGCGGTACATCCTTCTGCAGTACATCCTGTTGCCGTACATCCATATTTAGTACATCCAAAAGTTGTGCATCCAAAAGAAGTACATCCAAATCCAGTGCATCCAAATCTAGTACAGCCATAACCAGAGCATTTACCAGATGTATATTTTGTACATCCATAAGCAGTACATCCATATCCTGTACAAAGACCATATCCAGAAGTACATAATCCATATCCAGAAGTACAACCATATGCAGTACATCCTGTTGCTGTACATCCTGTTGCTGTACATCCATAAGCAGTACATCCATATCCTGTACAGCCATATCCAGTACATCCATAGGCAACACAACAACTATAGTCAGTACAATTACAGTTAGTGCTTTGTGAATCTATTCCAACTGCCCACCAATTATTTTCATCTGTTACCCAAAGAGCAGTAGTTGTTCCTGGACCAGTACCTTTTTGTAAAATATTTACATCTTTTGTTGGAAAGTCTTCCACTATAATTGGAGAGTCTGCTAATGATGTTGGACTTGATGAAGAAACTAGTTTATTTGTAGAAATTCCCCATAATCCACGAAGTTTTTGCCATCTTGAGCCATCTGTTGCTATTATTTGACCAGATTCGTCTGCTCTTTGAAACGTGTCTTCTGAAACTTTTCTAACAGAAGATGTTACAGAATTAAATATTCCTCTCATTATAAAGTCAAGTCTCCCATTAGCATCCATTGATTTGCAGCAGTTTTTACTAAAGTTGCTGCTGAATATCTTGCTCTTGTTTTATTTCCTGGTGTATAGTTTATAGTTGTTATTCCAGGTGATGATGCAGATATTGTTGTAATACTATTACCTTTTTGAATAATAGTTATTTGTGTTCCAATAGGGAAATTATATGTAGCATCTGTTGGAACATATAGGTTTGCATCTGTTGTAGAATTATCAATCATTATAATGCATCCATCTTCTGAACCATTTAATGTATAAGAATTTGAGACTATAGATGGAGTTAATATTTGTACATGATATACAACATTTCCAGTTGTTGTTAAAGATGTTCCACTAGCTACTCCAATATTTGGTGTTACTAGTGTAGGACTATTTAAAGTAGCATATAGAGATAGATCTAGTGTAGCCCATGAAGCACTAGATCCATTTGTTGTAAGATACTTTCCAGAATTTCCAGTTTGTGATGGAAGTGCATCTACATTAGCCCATGATGCTGTAGATCCATTTGTAGTAAGAAATTTTCCAGTATTTCCAGTTTGTGATGGAAGTGCATCTAGTGTAGCCCATTCTAATCCTGTTGCACCTGAATTTACTCTTAAAATTTGATTTGCAGTACCAATTGATGTAAGACCAGTTCCACCATATTGAGTTGAAACTGGATTTGATAATATAATACTATCTGCTGATATTGGTGCTAGAGAAAATGATGGATGGGTAATATCAATATTAACTGCCTCATCTGGTTCTGGAATATATCCATCAAAAAACTTAAATATTCCATCTGATGCATCTCTAAATAAACCTGCGTGAGCATATCCACCTGAATAATATCCACCAGCAAATCCAAGATCTGCGTTTGCTTCAGACTTTGCATGTGAGGTTCCTCCAGAAACATATGGAGATCCTGGGTCTGATTTTATAACAGTAAAGCTAGTTGCATTTGCTGCTACTATAGTTAAATTATCTCCAGTTGATATATTAAATCCTGATGGATTTATACCAGTTACTCTTATATCCATTCCAACATGATAGTCATTTTCTGCTGTATATACAATTGATCCACTATTATAAACAGCATTTGTAATTGTTGCATCGTGTGCTGAATTTAAATAAATAATATTATCTTCTGTTGCAACTGTTTGAGTTTGTAATGTATAAGTTACTCCATCTACATGTAGATTTCCATGTATCCATAAGTCTTTTCCTACCCCAACTCCTCCAGAAACTACTAGTGCCCCAGTTGTATCTGAAGTTGAATTTGTTGTATCTGTAATAATTATCTGTTCATTTATAGATGATGTTAAATAATTACTTAAATCAATTGTTGCCCAGGAAGCAGCTGATCCTGATGTAGTTAAAAACTTTCCAGAATTTCCAGTCTGTGATGGAAGTGCATCGATATTTGCAATTTCTGTATCAACATAGCTTATTGTTGCATAGTTTGCACTTGCTGATGAGGTTGTTAGATATGATCCAACTGGTTGATAATTTTCCTCAACCCATGGTCTTGTCGCTATTCTTTCTGAATATATATATGCAAAACCATCTGGTTGTAATATAATATCGCCATTATCTGTATTTAAATATAAATCATGATATCCAAATATTGAAAAATCATTTCCACCTGCATATATTGAATGATTTTGAGCTCCACTATTGAATAATAGACCAGAACTTCCAATTGTTTTATTTGTTAGGGTATGTGGGCTAGAGCCTGTTACATATTGAGATGGTATTACACTGGCAGATATCTTTCCATCAATAATTTCAGGGTAATCAGCAGTTAAATCAATTCCAATTATATTCCATCTTGATCCATCAAACTCATATCCGTCAAATATTTGACCAACAGAGGCAGATAATGGAAAAATTGTAGACATAGTATTTTAATTATACCATTTTATATTAAATTAATTATTGAGCTATTCTAATAATAACTCTTGCATCTGTTCCACTACCACCAGATCCTCCACCATTTCCAGAACCAGATCTTAATGTATCAGAACTATTTCCTGGTGTTGAACTAGATCCAGTTGTTAAAACTCCATTAGAAATAAATGTTGTATTTAAATAACCAGATCCACCACCACCTCCACCGCCTTGATTACCAGATCCTGCACCACCACCAAAGTATCCACCACCGCCACCACCGCCGCCACCTTCATCTCCACCATTAGCGTCACCACCTAATAATGCAGTT